AGTATTTCAGGCTGTAACCGCTGGGGGCACTCTAGCAACCGTCAATCAATTAAAATCATATTCTATAGAACAGTCAGTAGATTCGATTGAGACTACAACAATGGGAACCGCGGGCGACGCTAAAACGTTTACAACTGGTCAGAGTACATGGACGGCATCGTGTGAATTGCTTTATGATTTAGGCAATGCAATTCAGGCAGATTTAATAGTGGGCGAATCTGTCGATATTAAAATCTGGCCTAACACAACAAGCGAAGCAGAGTCATGGGCTGGTAGTGGAATTGTTACTGCTTCGAGTCAATCGGGTGAGTTGGGCGATTTGGTTGGATCTTCGATCACAGTTCAAGGTTCTGGAGTCCTGACAACGGTTGCATAATGTCTGTATTAGAAAAAGCAACCGCGCAATTTCGTGAAAAAATATCCGGCGAACTTCAATTTGTTCTTGTACCAGAATGGGGCGAACCGGATAAACCGCTGAAAGTTTATTATAAGCCAGCGATAAATTTCAAAGCTCAAGGGAAAATACTTGCGTTGTTTAAAGCAGACAAAGACGAAGAAGCAGTTTGTCAATCGCTAATTATTAAAGCGCTTGATGAAGATGGAAAGCATATTTTCAAGCAGACGGATATGCCGAATTTATTACACGAAGTAGATCCCGATGTTGTGAATCGGATACTTTCGGAAATGTCGATAAATATTGACGATGCGGAAGAACTAAAAAAAACTTAAAAACTGATCATGAAATGTATTTTATTTTTATGTTGGCAGAACACTTGAACAAAACATTGAACGAAATAATGGAATTGACGACTCTAGAAATTGATGGATGGTCAGCATATTTTGATATTAAAAACGATCGGATGAAAAAATAATGCCTTCAACGAATATAAAAATAACTGCAACCGATAAATCCAAAGCGGCATTTACTTCGGCACAACGATCCGTCAATGCTTTAAAGGGTTCGATAGGATTACTCAAAGGCGCATTGATTGGTTATATCAGCTTGGCAGGAGTTAAGGCATTTGGGAACTTTGCAAATTCTCAACGTGATATGGCAGAGCAAATCGGGAAGAATGCAGACAGGCTGAATATGACCACAAAAGAGCTTCAGACGTTCAGATTTGCAATGGAGCAAGCCGGGGAGTCTTCGGATACAGCAGACAAGACACTTGTAAAGTTTGCAAGGGCAATCGACGACGCACGAAATGGAGTCACTACAGCATTAGATGAATTTGATCGGTTAAAAATTAGTCTTAGAAATACTGATGGATCGTTAAAGGGACAAACACAATTATTATATGAAGTCGCAGACGCATGGTCGATGAATGACGATGCAGTTCGTAAAATCGGAAGCGCCAATCTGTTATTTGGAAGAACTGGCAAAGTTATGATAAATATGCTTTCTCAGGGAGCCGGAGCATTGGAACACCAAAGAAAAGCATATCTCAGAAGTGGGGGGGTAATAAAGAACAATTATATTAGAAATGCGGAAGATGCAACAGACGCATTGAACCGTATGGAACATACCATTCGTGGGAATGCTACTAGACTGACTGGTTCGTTAGATCCTGCAATTATTTCAGTAAGCGAATCATTGGATCGGTTGAAGAACATCGATCCGATCAAAACGATGTCAGTAAAGCGTCTGCATGATGAATATAATCGGTTGGATGGAGTTGTTGCTGGATTAGCAAATTCACTCAAAGAAACTACTATTTGGCAAAAAATTGGATTCGCAGATTCAAAGGAAGAAATAAAAGAGGAAATTCAAGGTCATTTAAAAGTACAAAACCAGTTACAATCACAATTGGAATTAAGGAAAAAACAGGCTTCAGCCGCAAAGAGAATTCAACAGGCTTCAACTGAACATAAAGAGGAGGAAGTAAAAAACATATTTGAGATTTCGCAAGCACAACAAAAAATGTATGCGTCTAAACTTACGCACGCATTTAATGCTCATGCCAAAGAGAATGAAAAAGAAAAAGAACAATTAGCATTACAACAAGAATTACGTAGTCAGATTATTGATTTCCGGAGGACAGAAGAAGAACAAGTAACTCGCGATATTATGGTTGAACATGAACGTCGTCTTGAAATTATTCAACAATACAATGTCGCTTCGGGACAACTGGCAACGCAGGAAAATTCATTAACGGTAGCACTCAGAAAACAAACGGCAGAAAAGCTCAAGGCGATTGACCAAGACAAACGAGACTCTGCAATTGATACATCAAAGCAAATGATTCAGCAAATGGGATCAGCAAACAAGAGTTGGTTTCAGGCAAACAAAGCATTGGCGATTTCGGACACAATAATGGCGACTTTCGAAGCTAGTTCAAAAGCCCTCACTATAATGCCACCGTGGGTCGGCATGGCCTACAGTGCAACGATTGCCGGACTCGGAATGGCCAATGTAAACCGCATTCGAAATGAAAAATATCAAGGTCGTGCTTTGGGCGGAACCGTTCAAAGTGGCAAACCATACATAGTCGGCGAACAAGGTGCAGAGATGTTCACGCCAGGACAAACTGGCAGTATCACGCCAAACGATAAAATGGGCGGAACGAATGTCACGTTTAATATACAAACAAATGATGCAGAAGGATTCGACGACTTGCTTCAGGATCGGCGCGGAATGATTGTGTCAATGATTAACCGTGCGGCAAACGAAACCGGTCGAGGTAATTTGATATGAGTGGGACATTCCCAACATCACCAGCGTTCAATTCGTTGTCGATTTCATGCGTTCAGCCATCGTTCATTTCAAGATCAATTTCCGGACGAAGACAGGCGCGTCAAACTCATGGTCAATATTTTAAAATGACAGCGGGTTTTCCTCCAATGACGCGAGCGCAATTTGCACCAATCCATGCGTTTGTTTTGAAACAGCGTGGACAGTATGAATCGTTTCAGGTTATTCCGCCAGTAGTGAATGCCGGTCTAGGTTCTCCGGCTGGAACGCCGTTGGTCAATGGTGCAGATCAAACCGGACGAACAATTGTGACAGATGGTTGGAATAATTCGATTGTAATATTCAAAGCGGGCGATTATCTGAAATTTGCCAATCACGACAAGGTATATACTGTGACGGCAGACGTGACTTCGAGTGGTGCAGGAGCCGCAACAATAGCTATTGAACCGGCGTTGATTACTTCACCGGCAACTGATAGTGCGATTACTTACACAAGCGTCCCATTCACGGTCGCTTTGACTACAAGGGTGCAGGAATTTTCAACCGGTACAACCGGATTGTTTGAATTCGAAATTGACTTGGAAGAAGTAATATGAGCCGCGGCCTTTCTTCAGATATTAAAACTCAGTTAGCAAGCACAAGTTTTGTAATGGCGCATCTGGTTAAACTTGAATTTAACACAACATATTATTACACGGATTTTTCAAGTGATATTGTTGACGGTTCAGATACATATTCCGCAAATGGATTCTTGCAGAAAATAGGGTCGATTTCTGAATCTGCTGGACTAACAATTGGGTCTTTGTCTTTGTCGCTTTCGGGAGTTAATCAAACATTGATTTCTGACGTTTTAAACAATGGCCATATTCATCGTCAGATCACCATCAAACGCGCTTTTATTAATGCAAGTACAAACGCATTGATTGAATCGTTTAGCATCTACTCAGGGCGCGTGGAGAGCATGGACATTGCCGATACAGACAAAACATCGATGATTAACTTTCGGGTCGCAAATCATTGGAGCGATTTTGCAAGATTATCCGGTCGCAGAACAAATTCCGGATCGCAGAATCAGTTCTTTCCGAACGACAAAGGTTTTGATTTTATAACTCAATCAAATATTAGCTGATATGTCAGTTCCAAGTATTGATTATGGTGCAGGTGGTGAAATTATTATTGGGCAACGTCCTGGCCCATTAACAATATTGCCTGTTATAGCTGATCCTACTGAACCAATAATCGGGTTATCGAAAGGCGAATTAAAACAACTTTCAAAAGTTATGGGTTTGCCAGCGTTTTACGGTACTCGAAAAATAAATGGAATAACAGTTTATTTAGAACAAATACCATTTAGTGTCAAAAAATGGTATCAATCGATTGTCTTAGGTGAAGGTGAAGTAAACGACATTGTTGGCGTATGGATTGATGATATATATTATTTGCTGACCGAAGATAAAGCCTATTCAAGAACGAATATTTACGACACACACGCAACGTGGAATATAAGCATAAAAACTTTCAATGGTGCAGATGATCAAGTCGCGAATGCAAATACAGTTGATGCGCTGAGTTTTATTCATGGGGATTCATCTTGGTCAAGTTCTCACACATTATCTGGCGTTGCTCATGTTGATTTTAATTTTCAATATAGATCAATGACATCTTCAGGGCAATTGCCAAAGGTGCAGTTTTTAGTTTCGGGTTTGATTTCCGGTTCAACAAATCCGGCACTAATTTTAAAAGATTATTTGACCAATACCAGATATGGATGTTCGGTTCCATTGTCAGAAATTGATACATCTTCATTCACGACTGCCGAAAATGTTTGCAATCAGACTAACGAAGGAATTAAACGTCACGAATGCAATGTTATTCTGGATTCACAAAAATCTTTGATTGATAACATTAAGATAATTCTCGCGTCGTGCAACGGTCAACTGCATTGGATCGATGGCAAATATAAGATGCACATTGATGATGTTTATACTGGAAGCAATATATTTGACTTTGAGGAAAAACACATTATTGGCGGACTCAAAATAATTGGCGAAAGCAAATCGAATCGTGCAAATCAAGTGAAGGCGAAATTTGTTAATCCTGACACTTGGAAAAGTGACGAAGTTTCGTGGCCAGACGCGTCCGATGATGATTATTCAACTTTCTTGTCGGATGATAATTCTGTTCCATTAAAGAAAGAAATATCACTTCAAACTGTTACAAACTGGCATCAAGCACGTTTTCTTGCTCAACAAGTGTGTTTACTTTCGCGCAACTCTTTGGGATTCCAATTCACGGCAACATCTGAAGCACTCAACGTTGTAGTGGGTGATATTATTTCGGTTACACATTCAACGCCAGCATGGTCTGCAAAGCAATTTATTGTCCGCACCGTTGGAATTAACATCGATGGAACTGTTAATTTGTCAGGAAGTGAATATCAAGCGGCCACGTACACATGGAATCAATCTGAAGCTCCGGCAATTGTTGCAGACACAACTTTACCCGATCCCACAACAGTTACCGCACCACTCGATTTAAAAATTGAAGAAACATCTTATTCTTCGATTGCGTCCGGAGGAAAACGCATTCGTATCACTTTATCTTGGTCAGATAATACAGATTATTTCACAACGGCTTATGAATTCCAATATCAAGACGTTACAAGTTTGTTAGCAGATCCGTGGATTGAAGCAGGGACATCAATTTCAAGTTCGGGTTTGATGAATGATTTTGAAACTGGAACTTTCGATTTCCGGGTTCGTGCAATAAATGCAGTTGGTGCAAAATCAGAATGGACGTATCTCAATAATCAACTGATTGAAGGTGTAACGACTCCGCCTGAAACTGTTACTGGTTTAGTAGTTAATAATCATGGTTCAAATGCAGTCGTTACGTTTAATGCTCCAGCAGATGCAACCGATGTTTCTCACATTGCAATTGGAGTTTTGCAGACTGGTTCGACAGAGTGGGACGATGCAGAAATAATTGCAACAGCCGGAGTTGGAACGACGACAGTTGTGGTTCCTGTAATAGAAGGAAACTACGTCGCAAAATGGGTTGGTTCTGGAGGTTTGGAGTCGACTGATTACATGGACAGCGGATCGGTAACGGTTTATGGATCGGAATTGGTGGCAACTTATGCAGAGCAGGAATCATGGGCTGGAACTTTGGACGGTTTATATCAGACAACAGATTCCGGAGATGAAGTTCTCAAGTTTTTGGGCAGTGAGCTATGGGATGATTTTGTCGGCTTAATGGATACTTGGCTAGAAGTAGATTCGCAAGGAGGAAATGTCGAGACTGCGAGTTATATCGGAGTCAAACGCGATTTGGGTGCAGTCTTGCCAGCACGGATTTACACAAATAAACTCTTTACATCAACGATTACCGACGGATCGAACTTCATGGACTATTGGACGGCGGTTGATGATCGTGATTCATGGGACGAGGTGGCAAAATTGGACGGTCTTATCACTCAAATAAGGACGACGCAGGATGATCCTGCCGCTGTTGATGCTACATGGACTGCTTACAAACCATTTTTAGTGTCTGATGTGGTAGCGCGAGGTCTTCAGTTGAAAGTGGATTTCGACCAATTTTCTTCGAATGAACAATTTACTTTGCGCAAACTTGAGTTGCTTGTAGACATGGTTGTTCGTTTTGAATCGGATCGAGCAAAAACAGCAACAGCAATTACATATTCAGATCCGTTTTACAATGTGCCGGATTTGGTTGTCACTCCGGTTAATATGGCAACTGGTGATTACATGACGATTTCAGCAGAAACAAAAACCGGTTTCGATATTGATTTCTATAATGCGTCGGCAGTAGCGCAAACACGAACTTATAACTATCAAGCAAGAGGATTCTAATGGCGAACAGTCACGACTATATTATTTCAAACGCAACTGGAAGCACAGTCCGAGCGGATTTGAACACTTTGTTTCTGGAAGTTGAGGCATCGAATGCCGGTGACAGCGCTCCGTCAAATGTTGCGGCTGGAAAACTTTGGCACGACACGACAACAGACACGCTAAAATACTACACCGGAACAGATTGGGTTTCTGTAGCACGACAAGTCAAAGGATCGGCAAATAACACGCACATAACTGGAAATATAAATCCAACAGCAAGCGCAACGGTTTCCGGCGTAAGCACAGTTTTTACAACGCAAGCAAAAGTTGGAGACAAATTAGTTGTATCTGGAGAAACAAGAACAATTACTGCAATTGCTTCGGATACTTCGCTCACCGTTGATGTCGCGCTTACCGATACAGCAGACGATGCAAGTCCTGAAATACATCCTGCCGCATTCGTTGTCACAGACGACAGTAACGGCATCGATCTGATTGTAGATACTGATGGCAAAATTGGAGTCAATTGTGCCACTCCAGGCGCACAGGTGGATATTCGCGGAGTAGCAGGAACAGGAACCGCATCGGCTGGAGTTCTAAGATTATCAACGGCAGAATTAACCGTTGCAGATTCTGACCAGTTAGGACGCATCGAATTTATTGCTCCGCTCGAAGCAAGTGGCACGGATGCAATTTTGGTTGGTGCGTCGATATATGCAGAAGCCGACGACACATTTGCGTCAGACAACAACGCAACTGAATTGGTATTTGCTACAGG